CAAGGCAGAGGTCTACCCCCACCCCTCTTTACATGAAACGAATTTCAGATATTAAAGAAGAGTTATGTAAGGTTGTATTGCGTCGTTTTGTAGAGACGCTGAAGAGCGATCCAATGCTTCTTCAAAATCTCTCTAATAGCAAGGCAGAGGTCTACCCATTACCAATTCGCCATCATGGTGGCTTGAGTAATGTGCTGGTAGATAGGACCTGGCTATTAGGCCACGTTAAGACGTTCGAAGGTCTTAATACACTCGACTCAACAGTGAGCGAGGAGTGTCTTTGTAAGGACATGGATAGGTCTTTGCAAACCGCATCCACTGTAGTTTTACTACTCTGGAGTTCCCTGGAATTGACATGGAATCTAAAGTTAGAGGATAACTTTGAAGATCTTGTTATTTCCGTCTTATTCTATATTCCTATGTGCGGATGGGATCAGAAGTTCATCCCTTTCTTGAAGTATCAACTCTCGTGGCTTTTTGCTCGAGCTGAGATGCAGAAAGAAATGCCGATTTATTCTGGAATGGGACACAACAATGGAATCGTGTTACTCGGATGGTTAGGGCGATTCTTCAAGTCTAGACTCTTTGGTTCTAAACTAAAGAATATGGAATGGAGGAATACTGTCTTACATGGTATTAAGAAGGGTCTACCAAAAATGGACTCTTTTTATTTACAGAAAAATAAAGAAGCCATGATTAAAAGACTCTGTCCAACCGAACCGAAAGTCACACCGGACTGTCTATTAGATGAAATCCAACGAACAGCTCGTGAGATCTTCCCTCGGGGAATTCTTTATGAGGACTGGGAACATGTTGACAGATTTACCGAGATTTCAGATCATTGTTCTTATGAGATGAATCGGAGTAAAAGGGGCAATGTGGGACAATTGTTCAAGGACAGTGATTACATACACTACAAAGGGCTCAATGGGCTTAATGTATGTATAGAATCCACCGTTCTAGGTTCAATGTACTATAACCCTCAGAAAAATCTAGTTGGTGAAATTAGATTTCCGGGTTGGGACTTAGTAACAGAATATAGAAACCGGCGGGTTGTAGCCTTTAACTCAACCGAGCCTGGTAAAGCGCTGGTAAAGCCAATTTTCGAGCCTCTCAAAATCCGAATGATAACCGCTGGTGATATTAATACCAATGGGTTATATAGCAGACTCCAAAAGTTATTATGGTCCGGGCTACAGAAATTCTCTCCTTTTTCGTTAACAGGAAAGACTGTGGTTGCTGGCGACTTAGAATCCCTTTACTATAGGTCAGTCTCATATGATAAGACTTTTAAGTATTGGGTCAGTGGAGACTATTCGGCTGCTACGGATAATTTAAACCGTGACGCATCTTTAGCCGCTATTGAGGCTATCTCCGGGGATCCTATTACCTTCCTTGTTCTTAAGAAGGGTTTAATGGACACGCTCCTTGACTTCTCTAGTTGTGGACTAGATGATCTTGAGGATGATGAACCGCTCCGGGAAATGAAAAACGGACAACTAATGGGTTGTGTTTTCTCTTTTCCCATCCTCTGTATAATAAATTTAGCCTGTTACCGAATGGCATTAGAATCTTATGAAGGGATTCGTTATGATATTTCCGATTTGCCTGTTAAGGTAAACGGAGATGACATAATGTTTCTCGGAAATAAGAAGTTAATTTCCATTTGGGAAGAGACTATTAAGGGAGCTGGTTTTGAGAAGTCGGTCGGGAAGAACTATGTATCCAAGTCCTTTGCGATTATCAATTCTACATATTTTAACACTTTTAATCCGGAACATATTCATAAAATTCCTTATGTGAATATGGGATGGGTTTCTGGTGAAAGAAAATGTGGAATTGAGTCGTTAGATGGACGCATATCCGACGCTGAGGATGTATGGGCAATCAAGGATCAGGTAAAGAACTTCAAGATTTTATATGAGCAAAATCCTGAATATCCTTGTGAACAAAAAGATCGGGACAGGCGAGAAAGAACCATTGAGAAATTCAAAGAACAAGTAATTTCTTGGCGCTTTGATTCCATTTCAAAAACCGGATATTCCATGATTGAATCTCCTTTTGGACTTGATCTTAAGTCTATTGGGGATCTCGATGAGTTGTCCTATGAAACTCACGAATTTTTCTCTACACTTTATCAAGAGTTAAACTTAACCAAAAGTCCCTCCTTTGGTTTACCAAGCCACCCAAGAACGTTAGTTCCTTGGAAGGTTGCCGGCATCAAGGTAGACGATAGTCAGTTTGACTTCGGGAAAGCATTGGAGCTAAGGGTCTTAAGATCTAAATATTTTGGAATTGTACGAGATCTTCCAGATCGGAAGATTAAGAAATTCCATGAGTCCCTTATGAGAAAAATACAAGAACGGGAATATCGTAGGTTCTTTAGTGATATTAAGAGTCAATATATCACTTTAGGGGAACTATTGCACTAGTGGCACAAACGGGGTCCAGGAGAAGAAACTCCAACAACTGGGATGAGGCAAACCTTAACCTTGAAAGAATAGGTGTAGGACAGATAAAGGAACTCACTTCCACCAGCACGGGTAGAGCGTGTTAACGAGGATCTGGAACAACGAATACTTTCGAGTATAACGGGCTTCCTCGGGTTTGGAAACAGTTGTGGTGTGGACCATTCAGAGAGCTTAGCTGGAGA